CGACTGCCGGTTCCGTTCGCGCAAGCGTCACGATACAATTATTTGATTGCGACGAACGATTATGATTTCGACACTCCCCGTAGTTGGTATTATTTCATCCAAACATGCGACTACGTAAACGCCAACACCACACAGTTGAATATCCAGTTGGATGTATGGCAGTCTTTTCAGCATGATATCCAGCTCGGTAACGCCTACGTGGAACGAGGGCATGTGGGGGTTGCGAACGAAAACGCTTGGAAGGACTGGGGTAAAACCTACCTCGATCTGCCCGAAGGACTCGACACCGGCAAATGCACCGTCCTCACGAATGAATCATGGAAGCCGCTTATGGATGTAGGCACTCACGATGGCGTGAAATACACGTCCTACGGGCTGATTATTGTGAGCACCACCGATCTGGAAGCGGACACGGGTACGAAGGATAATCCAACGGTCAACACTGCCACCGGTAGCGCTTTTGAGAGTCAGTTGAATGGCACTAGCATGTATTATTTGGATACTCCCGCCGATATTGTCGCATTCTTTACCGAGGGGATGAATGCGCCATGGGTGACGCAAGGTATTTGCGGCATTTATGCGGTGCCCCATCTGCCGCAAGCGTTATTGGACGGTCAGCCGAAAAAGACGGAACTCTTCGGGCATTCGGTCGGTTTCATCGGCAATTGCTGGGAGCTACGCACACGAAACGACAATAGCAACGCCCGCTACACGGATATTATCAACTTGAAGAATTTCCGAGACACCTTTAATCTGCCCGAACGTTACAAGTACCTGAAAAAGTTTCTCACCGCCCCTTACGCCTATATCGAATGTTCGTGCCTTAACGGAACCGTGATCACGTATGAGCCTGAGCAGATCCCATCGGCTGATCTGATCATCCGTGAATCATGGAATTACGCGCCCCCCTCACCCCGCCTGAACTTTTATGCGAGGGGTTATCATGCAGGAAACCTAGGCGAACGCCAACCACTACCGGACGGTAAAGGATTGCCCATCGATACGGGTGAAATGCTCAACGCGAGTTTTGGCATAACCAATTTCCCAACCTTCATGGCCGTGAATAACGGTAGTGCCCTCGCGCTTGCGAACAGCGCCTACACGCGCCAATATGCTCAGCAAAGTGCGGACTGGGGGTATCAGAAAACCCAAATGGGTATCAACAACGCTTACGCGCAAGCCCAGCTCGGCACCCAGTACGCAAGTGCGCAAAACCGGCTCGGCACGTCGAACCGGAACGCCATGAACGCGATCAGCAACCAGAGTGCGCAGATGGGCACCGATCTGACGTTGAAAAACCTTGGATTCAACAATCAAATGGCACAGCTCAGCACTATCGGGTCGGGTGTGGCAAACGCGGTTGGTTCCGCCGTCACCGGTAATATAGGAGGTGTGGCCGGTGCTATAGCGGGCACCGCGATAGGCGCATGGACGAACCAGCAAACCTACAATAATAACGTCTCAACCGCCAGCCAGCAATTGGCGAACACACAGACCACCAACAATGCCAGCACCTCGCAAGCCAATGCCTACGGTCTCGCGCAAACCAACTTGAGCAACCAGCAAACCATGCAGTTGGCCGATATGAACAAACAATTGGCACAGGCCACCGCGCAAGGCGATTACGAAAACACCATAGCAGGCATCAACGCCCAAGTGCAACAGACTCAAACAGTACCTCCCACCGCGTCGGGCGCGCTGGGCGGTGACGCTTTCAACCTTGCAAACGGATTGATCGGTGTCATGGTCCGTTTCCGCCAGATACCCCCAGCCGCCATGCAAGCCATCGGGGAAGTGTGGCTAAGGTACGGATATTACGTACAACGCTTTATGAAACTGCCCGAAAATTTGATGGCAATGAACAATTTTACTTACTGGAAACTACACGAACTGTACGTACGCTCAAGCACATGCCCCGAAGAATACCGACTTACCGTCAAGGGCATTTTCGAGTCCGGCGTGACGGTGTGGACTGACCCCGACAAGATTGGTGTGACAGATTATGCGGACAATACGCCACTAGCCGGTATCTCGTACTGATTGGATATAATGGAGAGAGCATATTAAACTCTCTCCATTATTTTTTAGGACGGTGATTATGGGCAAACGCAACAACGCGCGCAAGGCCGCGCACTGGAACAATCAGAGCGTTTTAGGCTCCATGTGGGGCAATCTTAATCTGCCTGAAATGCGGCAGAGTCTTCGAATCAACCAGTATATGAAATTGATCGAAATGTTGGCCGTAAGTCGCTTTAAATGGATTAACCTACCCCCATATATTGATGAACGTTATCTAGAATTGACGCTTTTTGAAAACGGCCTAGCTCTCTTTTTCCCAGACAAGCGCAAGGGCGTGAACCGGTTTATGGTCACGTCAGGCAATATCGGTGGGGTAAACAATTATAACAACCCGACATCATTTCAGCCCGTGGCTACCAGCTATTCACACCCGCAGATCGGAAGCAAGGAATGCGTACCCATTTGGGACAACCAATTACGGTGCACCATGATCGATGTCATGTGGAATTATGCTATGCGATTGGCTATCGCAGACCGCGCGTTGGACGTGAATTTGGACAATATCAGTGTACCGTTGATTATCGCCACGTCCGAAACCAACAAATTGACCGCCCAAAATTTGATGAAGGCTCGTGAGGACGGCGATCCATACATTTACACCTACGATAGCGCGGACATTACAGGCATGTTCCAAACATTCCCCAACGTCACCCCTTTTCTTGCTGACAAGATCATCACCACGAAAACCCAGATATGGAACGAACTCGTAAACTACTTGGGTATCGACAACAGCACCACCGAGAAGAAGGAGCGGTTGCTTGAGTCGGAAGTGACGGCAGGAAACTCGCGTACAAACGTGTTCCGCCTGAGCTATCTCAAGGCGCGTCAACAGGCGTGCGACACGATTAACCGGTTGTGGCCGCAAATGGCCGACTCGGGATATCCTATCGGCATCGAATGGAACGACACCACGTCCGGTGGTCTATTGGATGTGGAAGGCAACAAGGAGGAAGAATAATGGTGCAAGACTTGAGCATGTATGCCATCAAAGACAGCATGGCCGACTACACTTTGACGCTCGGCAATCTGATAGACCGTGGCTTCGATACGGACGAAAAATTGCATTTATCCTCGCAATATTATCCGATTTTCGACGAAAACTATAGGGCGAAATTGAACGATAAAATCGTGGCACACTACGCACTGCGCGAAATCGGCAGTGAAACGCCGCAAATGTTCGTATTTTATTTGGGGCGTACCATGCGCGAGCAGATGGACTATTACAATCAGCTCTATTTGTCTGCGCAACGCAAGTTCGACCCGTTCATAACATCCGACATTCGGCAGGAAATGGATTCGACCAGCACGAATGAATCTTCGGGAAAATCTTCGGGCACGCAGTCGAACGAATCCACGGCAACCAGTACGTCCGACACTACCGCCGACAATTCGTCCATGACGTTTAACAGCGAGTTTCCGCAGACCCGTATAGATGATTTCAAGCAGTTCGCCACCAGCGCGTCACAGACGGATTCATTGGGCAACACACATACGGCAACCCAGCAGGACAGTACGGCCACCGCATCCAGCACCAGCAACACGGATTACGCGCACTCCTCGGACAAAGGCAATTCCACCTCACATACGCTCGGCACCAGCGGTTCACAATCCCAACTGTTGCTGGACTGGCGTAGTACCATGCTTAACATTGACATGATGGTAATCAACTCTTTGGAAGACTTGTTTATGGGCATGTGGGGCAGTGGGGATAATATGACCAACGTCCCACAATTGTATTCCACGTCTCTCGCCTATAATTTGGGCCATTAGAGTATACTTGACTTGAGACAGATTGGAGGATATATGGACGGAATTAACATGTGCGCCGCGCCATTGGATATCGACCCGCGACAGCGGTATTTCACAACGGTTCAGCCGTTTTCGTACCGCGATACCTTGACAGTGCTCGGATACGTGCAGGAGGTGGCCGAACATCTCGACCAGCTCAGAGAACAGCTTGACAATCTCGCCAAAGACGAAAACGCCGACATCGAGGCCATAAATAAAGTTCTCTCCGAGATCGCTGCGTGGCAGGCCTCAGTCGATACCGCACTGGATGATCTCGCGAAAAAGGTAGACCAGTATCAAACGTCGTCGCTCACCTATAATCCGACAACAGGACAATACGAGGATTCCAAAAACACCGATCGTGACATGTACCGCGAATTGGCTGTATTCGGAGCACGGGTAGACCAGATGGCAACCATGACCACCGAACGGGCTGCACAATATGATTGCATCACATGGGCAGTTTTAGGTAACCACGATATTTTCGGCAACAAAGAACCGAGGGTAACCCCCCGAGAAAGGACGGTACAGCAATGACCAACGTCCAATACAATATGACACAACACCTGGCATTACCGCTCTATACGGACAATACGCCCATGGACTTGCGAGACGGATATAACGAAGCCATGAGAATGCTGGACAAAAAAATCAATCAATTGGAAACCCTCATTCGAGAATCAAAAGGAATGAACCAATGAGTACTGTCTACGATAAGACCGACAACTACGCGCTCAACCTCTACGGGGACAATGACCCCGCCGACCTGCGTGACGGCTATAACGGATCCATGCGCACTATCGACACCACGCTCGAAGGTCATTTGAACCGCATTGAAGCCATCGAATCACGTGAAACCCACGACGAGGAAGTGGTCAAGGCGCTGCTTGGGGATAACACGGTGGATAATGCCACCGCTGCGAAAACCAAATGGGATAAAGCGGCTACGGACGTGACCGCCGCAGCAATCAAGGCCGACAACAATAGCGCCATTCTTACCGCGCTCGGCGCGGACACCACCGCCCACGCCGCCGCCAATAAGACGAAATGGGATAAAGCGGGGACGGACGTTATCGAAGCACTGGCAGACGCCGCCACCGCCACTGAAAAAGCCAATTCCAACACGGCGATTCTCACCGCGCTAGGCGCGGACACCACCGGCCATGCCACCGCCAACAAGACCAAGTGGGATAAAGCAAGTACGGATGCTGTCAGCGCTAACGACGCTATCGCCAGAATTCTCAAGTCGCTCTCACAGACCAACGGCCACTTGGTTACGTTCGGTGACTCGTACGGGACTAACGCGGATAAGACGCGCGAATGGCCGACCGTACTCAATATCCGACTGGGTGAAAATAGCGTACTGCACAATTACTGTATCGCAGGAGCTGGCTACACCGCACCCAACGCCACATTCCAGTCCGAGCTTGACAACGCAAAAGCGGACACCAGCTATAACCATAATGAAGTCGGCTTAGTGATGATCGTAGGAAGCCGCAACACCAACGATGGGTATTCGGGCGCATTGCGTACCGCCGCGGTAAGCCTATACAAGGGAGTTAAACGCGAGTTCCCAAACGCTCGAATCATTGTAGTACCCATGCTATGGGACTGGACGCCAGTATCAAATTATTGGCGGTACAATTCCGCATCCTGTATTTCCGCTGCCCGAGAGGTCGGCGTGGAAGCGGTGCCATGGGCCTGGACATGGAATTTAGGCAATAACACCTATTTCCCCACCGGCGACATACACCCAAACGCGGACGGAACCAACGTAATCGTAGGCTACATGCTTGATTACATCAATCATAACTACACGGGACGTACGGAGTCGTTTTCGTGGCGCGACTCAACCAACACTCTCGCACTGTTCACCGTCAACGCTTCGGGTGGACTCATCACGTTTGGTTGGCATCTCGCCGGCAACGTCACTGCCGCTAATTTCGTGGACATTAAAAACGTGTTGCCGAAATGGGCGGAACGCGACAAGGATTCCACGAACGAGCCGGACGCATGGGCGCTCATGGCATCCAATGGGGCTAATGACGCCACCTTGTTTAAGGTGTTGGGGTCTGAAGATCATGTCAGCGGCACGTTCGGCATCCAACCATACACCACAACCGGTACCCACGGTTCCCCCAATGGTCTGATGGGGGGCGGTTTTACTGTAGCGTGGTAATAATCCTAATGCCTTAAAGTAATAGCCATATCGCCTATAATGGTGATATGGCTATTACTTTTACCCAATGGATTAATCAAACTCATGGCCGTTTTTGGGATATGGACGGCGCGTACGGGGCGCAATGCTGGGACCTGTGGGCGAAATATTCCATGGACATGTACAGTATGTCCATTCAAGATTGTATTACTCCAACCGGCTATGCTGGGGGGCTTTATACCGCATACCCCGTATCCGCACGGTGCGAACAAGTGTACGAACGGATACCAGCAGACGGATACTCGCCCGTGGCGGGGGACGTGGCAATATGGGGGTATAGTGCATATACTCCCTATACTCATGTGGCGATAGTCGCAGGAGACGGCGTACAAAACGGCAACATTTACGTCATCACCCAAAATCCGGACGCCAGCGCGTTGAAATGGTTTCCCACCGCTGGACTGTTGGGTTATCTGCATCCACGTACCATGCCTAAGCCGGACGTGGATAATCCCACCGGCGACAACAACCAAGGGTTCCCCGACACCGGACATGGGGGAGCGTGGATACACTGGCAGGGCGATAACCTCTACTTGCACGAAACCGACAATAGCGGGGCACGGACTCGTATTTTTTACAAGACCACCGCCAATAATTTTTCGGAAAAAACGTCGCAAAGTCAACCGCCCGACTCACAAGGACAAGGCCACCCGTCCAGCTCGGTCAGTGCGGAAAACTCTTACGCTTTGTATGTGGTCGGCACGGTGGAAGCTGGGCTGAGGTGGGATGCAGTGGAAGCGGCCAATCTGCAAGGTATCGGCATTGCCCAATGGAGTTTCGGCAGGAGATTGCAAGTGTTGAATGCCATGAAGACGGCAGACCCGACCGGCTATGCGGCATTCAAAACCGCCGCCCCGCAGATCGCCGCATTAATGGAGACGGGGGGTGAGTTTACACGAAGCCTTACGCAAGCGGAAGCTAGCGCATTCCAGACGTGGGCGCGGCGTGGTGAATCGCATGAGGGGCAACGCAAACAGTTTGCAGAAGATTACGCCGGATATCCGCAAGAGTATGAAGATGATAAGATGCAGATATTGTGGGTTACTGCATATCATCAATCACCCGCGAACGCACTGAAAGTGCCTAAAGCGTCTAATCTTGCACAACTCAAGGCCAATATTCTCGCCACGTACCCATTCCAGCCGTATGACAACCGCTACAATCAAGCGTATTCGCTGTTGAGCGTGTGGGATGGAAAATCGAATCCGCCCGCATTCTAAACATGTGATATAATAAGAAATGTCGGCATGTGATGACTTCCCTTGAGCCGACTAGTACCACAGACAAATGGGGAGTATGACGGTGGTCATGACGTCATACTTCCCATTATTCATAATGGAGGTGAGCATATATGGCATTGCAGACATTAGCCGAAGACGACTACTACGATCTGCATAATCTGCTCACCCGAAACGCCCCATGGAATTTCATTATCGGCGCACGAGGACTCGGCAAAACGTTCGCCGCCAAACGATACGGCATCAAAGAATACATCAAGCACGGTCACGAGTTCATTTATCTCAGGCGTACGGACGTGGAACAACACCGCAAGGAAACCTTCTTCAAAGACATTCAAGAGTTCTTCCCCTCGTACGAGTTTCGCGTGAATGGCGAAAAAGGACAGATTCATAAGATGTCATGGGACGAAAAGGACTGGCGCACATGCTGTTATTTCGTCGCATTGTCACAGGCAGGCGGGTTGAAGTCAGTGGCCTACCCTAAAGTGCACTTGATTATTTTCGACGAAATCTTCCCTGATAACCTACGTTTTTTAAGCAATGAGGTAAACTCATTCTCGGAATTTTACAACACGGTTGACCGTTGGCAGGATAGAACAAAAGTACTATTTTTATCTAACGCGGTGCAGAAAGCTAATCCGTATTTTGCGAAATACCGGCTTGATATTGGCGCACAGCAATCCAATCAACAGCAATACAAACTCTACTGCGGTGGATTCGTATGTCTCGAATTAGCCGATTATGGTGGTTTCTCAGCCAAAGTCGCACAATCAAAGTTCGGCAGATTCCTTGAACAGTATGACAGCGACTATGCGGATTATGCGATCAGAAACAAGTTCCGAGATGAATCGGACACGTTGCTAGCTCCCATACCGAGTGACGGCGAACTCTCATATATTTTGGACACTACCGATTACGCTCGATTTGGTATATGGGTAAGTGTGTCCGAACGTGATGGACATGTTTCACAATATGTTTCACGACGTATCCCTAAAGACAATACCAGACCCGTCTACACGTTAGACCCCAATCATGTTGACGAAAAAACATGGTATGTCAAAAAATCAGATGATATCATAAGACGACTCACCACCGGCTACCGACTAGGTAAAATAAGGTTTGATGACTCACAAGTCAAGGCCGATTTTGGACTGATCATAGGTGAACTGTTAGGAAAATAAGGAGAATAATATATGACAATGACAGCAACCGACGTATGGTGTGTGTTCGCGGTAGTCTTCTTCATTATTGTAGATTACGTCACAGGCATTGCAAAAGCCATACTCAACGACACACTGAGTTCACGGAAAATGCGACAAGGACTATGGCACAAGTTCGCCTACCTCATGCTTACTTTGGTAGCCTACTTCATTGACATGATCAACCTACACGTAGACCTCGGATTGCCGGTCAGCGTATTCGTATGCACCGTAGGCGGCATTAGCCTGATCGAACTCACCTCGATCCTTGAAAACATTACCGCCATCAACCCCGAACTAGCGGACGCACCATTTATGAGCGTATTCGCACAAACCAATACCCCCAAACACAAGAAGGAAAACTAACATGAACATCTCTGAATGGATGAACTCAGTAAACGGCAAAACCATTGACGTAGACGAAGCATATGGAGGACAATGCTGGGACCTATGGAGTTCCTACGCGCAATACGTATACGGCATCCCACAAGCCGACACCAA